AACCGTATGCTGGATATCATCGACAGTTACACAAACAATGCATCCCGACCCATCCCTTCGGATGACACGGATGTGCAACCTGTGTACACTGCCGATGCCATGCCAGTCTCGGCTGACTTCTAAACTTTCTCCTCACTGCTCCCCCTTTCAGTGCCCCCCAGTCACACACGCACCTCCGGTGGCTGGGGGGTTTTTCATTGGGGTTGACAGTGGGGATTCTTCCCATTAAAAAGTGCGTGAGTAAGGAAGAATACAAGTTAATGAATAAGAAGTCTTGGCGCAGATTCCAGCGTTTGGTAAAGTCAATCATCGAAAACAATATGGAGGTGGATATGACTATTCGTGTGCGTGGCAAGTCTTTTCAAGTTGACTTTGTTCAAGGTGGACAACGCTATCGAAAAGACTACAAGACGTATCAAGATGCGTCCGAAGCCGAGGTGAAAGCCAAGGCTCGATTACTTGAAGGACTTGACCCCTTCCCCGGTCAAGAACCTGAGATCAAACCAATGGGGAAAACATTTGGAGAATCCAGTGAAGAGGTTTGGAACCTTGAGTGGAGTAAGGGCAAGTCTGCTAATAAAACTAGAGGCAGACTCAACCTTGTTCAGATGGATATTGGTCGCGATACTCTACTGACTGACATCACCACGGATCGGCTTGATCGTTACACGATTGAGTTGGAGCGTGAGGGCAACAGTGGAGCAACCATCAACCGGAAGATATCTATTGTGTCCAAGGTTCTTAAGCATGCCTATCGCCGTGAGGAACTGGAGCGTATGCCCTTTGTCCCTCGCCAAGGTGAACCCCCTACTCGGTTCAGGTGGTACACCGAAGATGAACAGCGGCGTATCCTTGAGGCTTGTCGAGAGAACAAGCATGAGGAGTTCTTCATACTCATGGCAGTGTTGTTTGATACTGGCATGAGGATCAGTGAAGCACTCGACTTGACCCTAGACAATACTGACTTCGATAAGACCCTTATCACCCTGCATTACGGGGAGACTAAGAACAACGATGCGAGGTCCATACCAATGACAAAGCGGGTGGTCCGCCTGCTCAGTCAGGTGCAAACCAATGACCGATACTTCACCATGAACTACAACCAAGCCAATGAGGAATGGGTACAAGTTCGTAGTCGTATTGGTATGGGTAAGGGTGATGGAATCCACTCGATTCGTCACACATTCTGTTCAAGATTGTCACAGAAGGGGACCGATATGAGGGTCATCCAAGAGTTGGCTGGACACAAGGATCTGTCTACGACTCAGCGGTATACTCACCTCAACCCGGAGACACTCAAGACCCACATAGATAAACTGGAGGCTTGCGCAGATAACGACGATCTGATAGTGTGACATAAGTTGTGACACTCAATGTGGAATGGCATCCCGTACGGGATTCGAACCCGTGTTGCCGCCGTGAAAGGGCGGTGTCCTAATCTTCTTTAGGGAGGATTAAAGCGGCAGGAAACCGCCATTCCACTGTACACTAATCCAAGATGTGTCACTGAATGTGACAGGGGTACAGTTGAAACAGTTCGATCTAGAACAAGAGATGTTGAAGATGGGCCAAGAGAGATACCAAGCCAAGGTATCTCGTGCCAAGGAGATGAACCTTGAGTCTACCCATCCGGCAGGCCAGAAACTATTACAGCACAGCGTGGTGTCGTTGACTGATCATTTCAAGAGGTGGATTGATCACGCCAGTACATCCTCAGGTAAAAGACATACTGCTCTGCCCTACCTGAACCAAGTACCCTGCAAGGTATCTGCTGCCCTCACTGCACGGGCAACACTCGATGCCATCAGCAACGGTCGCAAACTTATAGCCACGGCAGCGAACATAGGTGGGCTGATTGAGGATGAGGTCAAGTACCAAACACTCAAGGATGACTACGCTGCACTATGGCAACAACTCAACCGTGCGATGGACCGTTACAAGTCTGCGTACACCAAGAAGAAGTTCATTGAGAAATCTCTCCGACATCATGACATCGTGATACCACGTTGGTCAGCACAGGAGAGGATCAAGGTTGGGCTTGTGTGTCTGGAATTGATGAGGCAATCCACCGGCCTCATTGATATCAATACTCGCAAGAACCAACACGGTAAAGCCGAGCAATGGGTCGAGCCTTCAGCCGATCTTATTGAGTGGCTTAAGAATGCCCATGCCCACATGGAGATGCTCGATCCAGTCTTCCTCCCGATGGTAGAGCGACCTGTCCCATGGCAGGACTCCATCGTGGGCGGGTATTCAACCGGTGTCTTCCGTCGTAGACCATTGGTCAAGACGAAAGATAAGGGTCACCTTGAACTGGTGAATGGTGCGAATATGCCCAAGGTTTACAGGGCAATCAATGCAATACAAGGTACACCATTCAAGGTGAACACCGCAGTGCTTGAAGTGATGCAGCACTGTTGGAACAAGAACATCGCTGTCGATGGGCTGGTGACCGCAGAGGATGAACCGCTGCCCGCCAAGCCTGTTGACATTGATACAAACAAAGATGCTCGGAGAGAATGGAGAAGGCGTGCTGCCCGCCAGCATTTTGAAAATGAAAGGCAGCGATCTAAAAGACTTCACGCAATGAGAGTCATGAGTCTTGCGGAGAAGTTTAAGGCTGAGACTATTTACTATCCCAGCGACTGTGACTTCAGGGGTCGGGTGTATCCAATGCCCTACTTCCTACAACCACAGGGTCCATCCTTTGCTCGGAGCCTGTTGTCTTTTGGTAGGACAACGGTGATGACTGACATTGGTGAGCAGTGGCTACGCATCCACATCGCCAACTGTTGGGGTATGGACAAACATAGTTACAACCAACGTATTCAGTGGACCCAAGAGAACTCAGGCATGCTACATGCGGTAGGTCGTGACCCTCTGGGTAACATGGACTGGACTCAAGCCGATGATCCTTGGCGGTTCCTTGCAGCATGCGTTGAGTACGCAGAGATGATGAAGGGTGGTCAGTTCCACACCTCTCTGCCTATCGGTATTGATGCAACCAACCAAGGCTTGCAGATCTATGCACTGGCTTTGCGTGATCACACCAGTGCCCAAGCAACCAACTGCTTGCCATGCGAACTACCAAACGACATCTACCAACAAGTCTGTGATACTGTGCTGGACATGATCGCCACTGATACTCATGAGTATGCGAAGGGGTGGCGTGAGTTTGGACTGTCTCGTAAGACAACCAAGAGACAGACAATGACTCTGCCATATGGTTCCTCGTTCTTCTCATGCAAGAAGTACACAGCCGAGTGGTTCTATGATGAACTGAAGAAGGGCAAGACCAACCCGTTTGGTGATCAGACATACCAACCCTGTGGGTGGCTGGCTGAAAAGATCTGGGATGCAATTGGTCAGGTTGTACACGCAGCCCGGATTGGTATGGACTGGCTTCAACATGTGGCTGAGACATGTCTTGACAACGGCGTTACTCCTCAGTGGGTAACACCACTAGGCTTCCCAGTATACATGCACTACGAAAAGCAAGACCATCTGAATATCAAGACAAATGTATTCGGGGTCATCCGCCAGACTCGTATCCGTACGGACAACGGCGACCCCAGTAAACGTAAGTCAATGAATGCTATGGCCCCCAACTTTGTCCACTCGATTGATGGCGTTGGTGGTTTGCTTGGCGAGACAACCAACAGAGCAATGGATCAGGGCGTTGAAGACTTCCTCATGGTTCATGATGAGTACAGTGTCCATGCACCGTGCGTACCTATCGTAGGTAACGCAGTGCGTGACGCAACCATTGATCTTTTCTCAGGAAATATCTTGAAAGATCTGCATACACAAATCCAAACCTTGTTACCATCGGGGGTCCAACTGGACGAGCCGCCCCCGCAGGGTGACTTGGATATATCGTTAGTTCAACAGGCTCAATATTACTTCTCATAAGGGGAATACAATGGCGAAAAGATTTAAGAAAATGAAATCACCTATTGGAGAGGCGGTGTGGCCTAAGTTGTCACAGCCCGAAACCAAGTTCGATCCCGATGGGGTCTACGAAACCAAACTTCGTTTGGATAATCAAACAGGATCGGCTTTCCAAAGCACACTACAAGAGATGCTTGATGAACATCACAAGCAGGTGTGCAGCGAGAAAGGCAAGAAGGTCAAGGCTGCATCGTTGCCTATCACTGAAGTTGAAGAGGATGGCACACCAACTGGAGAGTTGGAGTTCAAGTTCAAGTTGAAAGCACTGGCTGGTAAAGAAGGTAGCAAGTGGGAACAAAGACCCAAGTTGATTGATGCAAAGGGCAGCAATATTGACCCCAACAAAGTTACTGTTGGGAGCGGTAGTAAGATCTGTGTTGGGTTTGAAGTAGTCCCATACTTTACGGCGGCGGTTGGAGCGGGCCTTAGTCTTCGGATGAAAGCAGTACAAGTCATTGACCTCGTGGAATATGGTGGCAATGAGTTTGATGCTTTCGGATTCCAGCAAGAAGAGGGGTATGAAACTTCGGAGGAAGCGGAAAGCATCACCGAGGATGTCGAAGAAGAAGACTGCGACTTTTGATTTCACGCTGCCAGTAACTCCTTGCCCTGCTTCTAGGCCAAGGGTTACTCGGCGTGGTCATGTGTACTACGGAAAGAAGTACACAGAATTCAGAACCACTTCGGCAGCGGTGTTGGGCGAAATGGAGTACCCCGACACCCTGCCCTTTGGTGGTCCGCTTCACTTGGATGTGACGTTCTACTGTCCTCGTCCAAAGAAGACCAATCGTGTTGCCCCTCGGGGTGACATTGATAACTACCTGAAGACACTGGATGTGTTGAACAGGATTATCTGGTTTGATGATGACCAGATCATTAGCCTCGTTGCACGAAAGGAATACAGCGACGAGCCTAGAATTGAATTGGAGGTGACTGAATATGGCGAACTTCCTGAGGCACGAGCCTTGCGAGAAGTGCGGTAGCAAAGATAACCTAGCCATCTATGACGATGGCTCATCGCATTGTTTTACTCCCGGTTGCGGATACCGAGGAGGTGCATCTACAACATCAGAACCGGAGACATCAAACATGAGTTTGATTGATATTGATTACATACCTCTCAAGAAGAGAGGCATCAAGATTGAGACATGTCAGAAGTGGGGCTATGGCATGGGCAAAATCAATGGCAAGCCCTTCCAAGTTGCCAACTATCGTTGTCCCAAGGGACATCTCAAAGCACAGAAGTTGCGTTCACATACCAAGGAATTCAGGTGGCTGGGTGAACCCAAGTCCATCAACCTTTACGGTGAACACCTGTGGGAAACCAATGGCAAACGTGTGGTTATTACTGAGGGTGAACTCGATGCCTTGTCAGTGAGCCAAGCGTTTGAGAACAAGTGGCCTGTCGTATCCGTACCCAACGGTGCTGCGGCTGCACCCAAAGCAATCAGCAAGTCACTTGAATGGCTTGAGACATTCTCTGAGATTGTCCTGTGCTTCGATCAAGATGATGCTGGTCGTTCTGCTGCCAACGCATGTGCCCATCTCATCACTCCCGGCAAGTGCAAGATAGTGCATGGCTTGCCTGAGAAGGATGCCAACGAGTGCATCATGAAGGGCAAGATCAAAGAACTTGTGTCTGCTATCTGGGAGGCCAAGACCTTCCGACCTGATGGTGTGGTTGCTGGTGAGGAACTATGGGATCACATCAACAAGGCTGACACAGGTTGGTCAGTTGAATATCCGTGGCAGGGTTTCAATGACAGTCTTATGGGTATGCGTGGTGGTGAACTCGTCACCCTGACCGCTGGTACTGGCATCGGCAAGTCATCGGTCTGCCGTGAGTTGGCTCACTATCTGGTGCAGCAAGGTCACAAGGTTGGCTACATTGCTCTTGAAGAAAGTATCAAGAAGACTGCTGAATGCATGATGGCAATTCACATGGATGTACCACATACCACGTTCCGTGAGTTACCAGAAGACGCAAGACGTAACGCATTCAACGAGTGCATTGGTCATGGCAATCTGGTTCTCTATGATCACTGGGGTAGCCAAGACCCTGCTCGACTATTGGGTCAAGTCAGATACATGTGCAAGGGTCTGGGCTGCAAGTTCATTTTCCTTGACCACCTGTCCATCCTTGTGTCTGCCCTTGAAGAGGGCGACGAGCGGCGGATGATCGACAACACCATGACCAAACTCCGTGCCCTTGTGGAGGAGACTGACGTTCACTGTGTGCTTGTCTCTCACCTCAAGCGTCCTGATGGGCGTGGTCACGAGGAAGGTGCTGCCACCTCACTCAGTCAGTTGCGTGGCTCACATGCCATTGCTCAACTGTCCGACGCTGTGCTTGGCTGCGAACGCAACCAACAAGATCAACTTGAAGCACGCAATACAACCATCCGCGTTCTCAAAAATCGTTATGCTGGCACGACGGGGGTATGTGCAACACTGGAGTACAACCCCTCAACTGGTCGATTGAATGAGTTCCACTCACCTTTTGAGGAATCTAATGCGAGTTGATAGATCACATACTGAAGTCAAACGACCAAGGACAAAAGATCCTTTGGATAAACCTATTCGTTTGGAGACTGAGATACCTCGGTCATATACATGGGTGGCGAACCAACTTGCGAAAGACCCAAAGATTGATAGGAAATTTACTCGACAATGTGTGGAGATGGCTGAGAAACGCATATTCAAAAAGATTATCGACGCGATAATCGCAGACCCTGATTTGTGGGATTACTTGGAGGACAATTACCTTGTATGAATTAGTATTTGATATCGAAACAAATGCCATTGAGGACTGGGCTAACCTGTCTGACCTCAAGGTTATTCACTGTATTGCTGTTGGTGATATGTCTACTGGTGAAGTAGATCTTTACCACGGCGATGACATCATCAAAGGATTGCAGAAGATGCGGCTGGCTGATCGCCTGATTGGTCACAACATCAAACGCTTTGACATCCCTGCGATCAAGAAGTTGTACCCCTCGTACACCTTGGGTGACTGTCATGTCATTGACACTATGATTGCCGGTCGGATCTTCAACCCTGATGTTGCTCGTGGTGACTTCACCAATCGTGACATGCCACCAGAACTACGGGGTCGCTACTCTCTGAAGGCTTGGGGTTACCGCCTTGGTCTACACAAAGGTGACTATGGCGAGACTACTGACTGGTCTGAGTACACCGATGAGATGGGTGAATACTGTAAGCAGGATGTTCTGGTCAACATGAAGTTGTGGTCAGCAATATCCGAGACATTCAACGAGGATGCTCATGAACTTGAGGATCGGTTCGACAACATCATTCGGCGGCAAGAGAAGGAGGGCGTGACGTTTGACGAAGATGCCGCCAAAAGATTACACGCAGAACTTATTGGAGAGAAGGCGGAAATGGAAGCAACGCTCCAAGAAATATTCCCGCCGCAGGAGGAGCCGATGAAGACTCCTCAGTATTACTACCACAAAGTTACTAAGCAGAAGTACAAAAGAAAGAAGGACTACACCAACAAAGACACGTTCAACCTCATTGCTGGACCTCTAAAGGTTCGCAAGATCCCATTCAATCCCGGCAGTCGGTTACAGATTGCGAATGCATTGAAGGCAATGTATGGCTGGCAACCAACCGAACTAACTGGTGACGGTCGCCCCCGTGTTGATGAGGCTGTACTTTCTTCGCTTGATTATCCAGAGGCTAAGATCCTGACAAGATATCTGACTATCATCAAACGTCTTGGTCAACTTAGTGATGGCAAAGAAGCGTGGCTTAAGGTTGTCCGTGATGGCAAGGTTCATGGCAGAGTCAACACCATCGGTACCGTATCTTCAAGATGCTCCCACTCCAGACCCAACCTTGGTCAAGTACCATCTCTTGGATCTCTTTGGGGAAAAGAGTGCAGAGCCTTGTTCACCCCTGCCGATGGTAAAGTCATGGTCGGCTGCGATATGTCTGGTCTGGAACTGCGTTGCCTTGCTCACTATCTAGCCAAGTGGGATGGTGGAGAGTATGCCTCAGTCATTCAGGAAGGCGACATCCACCAGTTCAATGCTGACAAGATGGGGGTCGCACGATCCACTGGTAAGGGCATCATGTATGCCACCCTGTATGGTGCCGGTGATGTCAAGATTGGAAGCCTGATTGGTGGGGGCAAGACTGAAGGGCGACGTATGAGGAACATGCTTGAGGAAGGTATTCCAGCACTTCGTCGGCTCAAGAGGGCCATCGCCAACAAGTTGAAATCACAGGACTGGCTCCCTGCTATTGACGGTAGAAGGTTGCCAATCAGATCAGAACATAGTGCTTTGAATCTTCTACTGCAATCTGCTGGTAGTATTCTGATGAAACGTGCAACTGTTATCATGCACGAAGACTTTCACAATGATCGTCTGGATGTACAACAACTGATGCACGTTCATGATGAAGTGCAACTCCAAACCAACCAAGATGAGGCGGATGATGTCGGAAGAACTGCGGTACAAGCGATGCGTAAGGCCGGTGAGCATTACGAGTTCAGATGTCCACTCGACGGTGAATACAAGATTGGACGAACATGGGCCGACACTCACTGATGTTGCGTGGCTCGCTGGAGTAATTGATGGGGAGGGGTATGTGTCTTTTCATAATGGGCCTGTAATAGAGGTTGATTCAGTATCTCCTTCTTTGGTGACAACACCCGCTCGACTATTCGGCGGGTCAATCACAACACGGCAACGTAACGATGCGACGGTGTTTCGTTGGGCCGTGTACGGTAGGAACGCAGAAGAAATACTCAAGCGTGTACTGCCTTACCTGCGGTACAAAACTGCTCAAGCCAAGATCGTGGCGTATGGCAGCAAGTATCCGCGTAACTCAGAGATGCGGAAGTCGCAATCCCGTAGACTCAAGAAACTAAGGAGACAGAGATTTTGATGGACGGACCTTTAGATATGATACCCACCACCAAGTTGTTGGATGAGTTGCGAACTCGCCACGACACGATGGTATTCCTCGCCGCGAACAATCGCACGGAAGATGTCGAGGATGTAACCGTGGCCTTTCAGGGGCCATTTCACTCAGTGCTTGGACTCGTAGAAATCGGCAAGCACGCAGTCATGAATGGAATCAGCGATGACGAAAACAGCCCTTGTGATTGATGGAGATATATTTCTCTGGGAGTGTGCCCTCGGCAGCGAGGTAGCATGGGACTGGGGAGATGACATGTGGACCCTACATGGGGACGCTCGTGAAGCCCGACAGCGATTTGATATTGAGATCGCTGACCTCAAACAGAAACTGAATGCAAGCGTTGTTGCTATTGCTTTAAGTGGGGAGAAGAACTGGCGGAAAGAAGTCCTCCCCACATACAAGGCAAACCGCAAGAAGACCCGCAAGCCTTTACTCTTTCATACTCTCAAGCAGTATGTTCGGGATACCTATAACCACTATGAGTATTCCAACCTTGAAGCAGATGATGTCTGCGGCATGCTGATGGGTAAGAGGTTGTGGCAAACAAAGTTTGAAAAAATCCTTGTGACCACGGATAAAGACCTGAAGCAAATCAAAGGTCTACATTACAATCCCGGCAGACCTGAGGAAGATGTCTCAGAAGTCACGCCAGAGGATGGACACTACAATCATTTACTGCAAACCCTCACGGGTGATCCAGTGGATGGGTACTCAGGATGCCCCGGTATCGGTCCAAAGACTGCCGCCAAAATCCTGAAGCCAGACCCCTGTTGGGAGACTGTTCGTCGAGCCTATGAAGACCAAGGCTTTGATGAAGAGGAGGCTCTGCAACAGGCACGGGTCGCCTATATCATGCGAGAGGGCGACTACAACTTTGAAACCAATGAAGTCAAACTATGGGAGCCAAGAGGATGACACGAGAAGAACTACTAAAACTCCACCAACACCTTTGCAACAATGCACAGATGTTGATGTCCAAGAAAAACCACGACTATTCAGGAGGTGAGAACCAAAGCGACCCCTTCCTGAACTTCACTCGTGTAGAGAAGTTGGGCATCACCGATACCAAGCGAGGGTTCATGGTCCGAATGACGGACAAGATATCACGCTTGATTACTTTCCTCGATACTGGTGAGTATAAAGTTGCCGATGAGAAGATCGAGGATACCGTGCTGGATCTAATTAACTACAGCGTATTGCTTTATGGCTACATCCAGACTGAACGTGATTCAAAAGGATGACTATGAGGAATAATTATCCTAACGACGCTATGTTCAGGCCCCTGCCAGCCCTAGATTCTAGGCTGGTGGAGGCGTTGGACGAGCGGTTCCCTGAGAGATGTCCTGATCCAGAGATGTCCGATAGGGAAATATGGATTGAGGCCGGTAAACGGTCTGTTGTTCGCTTCCTCATTGATCAACTGGAGAACCAGAAAAACAACCTTTTGGAGAACTAACTATGTGCTTATCGAGCGGCTCACCAGAAATGCCACCACCTCCCCCTCCTCCGGTGGCTCCCCCTCCGCCCCCTCCAAAGATTACTGTTGCCCCTGCTCCCACGGTATCTACCCCAGCCCCGTTCAAGAATGAACAAGCAAAGGCTGACAACCCCATTCGGAAGCGACGAGGAACTTCTGCTCGCGGTAAATCCATGCTGAAGATTCCTATGAATAATCCTGCTCTTGGTAAGAGCGGGTCATCTATGAATATTAGTTCGGGTGCATAATGGATAATCTGCGTAGTACATACAATAAATGCTCTACTGAGCGTTCCCAGTTCTTAGAACGGGCACGCGACTGTAGTGCAATCACTATTCCTACTCTTATGCCTGAGGATGGTTCCACAGGTGCTACGAGATTTCCAACACCCTTCCAAAGCATCGGGGCTAGAGGTGCAAATAACCTTGCAGCCGCGTTGCTTCTGGCACTCCTTCCGCCGAACTCCCCCTTTTTCCGCTTACAACTAGACGAAGAAACTGAACGTGAGATTGATGAACTTGATCCTAAGATCAAGACCGAAATCGAGGACAGTCTCTCGGCTATTGAGCGATCTGTAATGGATGAAATCGAGCGGTCAGGTGTACGCACTGGACTGTTCGATGCTGTCCGCCACCTTGTGGTGGCAGGTAACGCCTTGCTGTATTTCCCAGATGGTGGAAATATGCGGGTAGTCCACCTTGACCGATATGTAGTCAAGCGGTGTCCTCTCGGGTTTGCTCGCACGATTATTCTTAAGGAGAGC